CGCGCTCGGTCAGCGACTGGGCCAGCGATCACGTCACAATCCCAGGCTCAGCTCGGTCGCGCAAATTCGACCCGATGTCGTCGCCTTGGCTGCTCGAGCCACTGCAATATTTCGGCGACAATCGAGTGCGCGAGCAAGTGCTGATCATGCCGACTGGCGCAGGCAAGACCACGGTGTTTGACGTCTGCATTCCGCATGCGATCGCGGAGAATCCCGGCAGTATACTGCTGGCAATGCAGACCGATCCTGATGCACGCGAGCACATGGAGGATCGCTTGATGCCGATCCTCAAAGCCTGTCTGCCACTTGATCCGATGCTCTCGACCATCAATCGTCACGCCGCTAGGAAAGACGCGATCATCTTCCCTCACATGTCGCTCTATTGCGGAGGAGCCAACAAGAATAACTTTCAACGCAAGTCAGTCCGCTATGTGTTTCTGGACGAGGCATGGCTGATCAAGCACGGCCTAATCGAGGAGGCCAGAGCGCGGACGCACAACAGATGGAACAGTCGAGTGGTCATCGTCTCGCAGGGTGGGAGCGAGCACATCATCCTCGGCAATGAGCGACGCTCGACCGAGTTGCACGAGGCATGGATGCGGACTGACAGACGCGAGCTGGCGATGGTCTGTCCTGATTGTCAGGCACTTAGCCAATGGTCATGGAAGCATCTGCTCTACGACAATCCCGATGGCGAGATCGATGAGCGAGCAGTCAGCGAGTCGGCACGATACCGCTGTCCTGAGTGCATGACCGAGTTTGCTGATCGACCAGACATCCGTCGGCAACTCTCATCGACAAGCACTTACATCGTGACCAATCCCGGTGCGCTCAAGGGTCATCATGGCTGGCATGCGCCTGCCATGGCGATGAGCCACGAGCGATGGGGCGACCTCGCACTAGGCTGGGTCAGAGCACAGGCAGCGATGCGGACCGGAGACATCGAGCCACTCAGGATCTTCGTGACCAAACGCTTAGCTGAGTTCTGGAAAGAGGCCGACGACGCTCCCGACATCGTGCTCGGTGGCAGTGGCTACACCATCGGCGATTACATGGGCGGCGAGCTGATCGATAACGAAGCGCATCGGTTCTGCGCGATCGATCGTCAGCGCGATCACTTCTGGGTTGCGGTCCGTGCGTATCGTCACGACGGCTCTAGCAAGTTGCTCTACTTCAACAAGTCTCTGACCATCGAGGCTGTGCGCGATGTGCAGACTCGGTACAAAGTCATCGACGATTTCACGGTGGAGGATGCTGGGCACATGCCGACCGAGGTCTATGCGGACTGCGCTCGCTTCGGCTGGATCGCATTCTTCGGCGACTCGGTCGATGGCTACGAGCATCTGCGCCGCGGCGGTCAGCCTGTCAAAAAATTCTTCTCGCCGATCAAGAAAGCGATGTCGCCGAGTGGCAAGATCGTCAGGTATTTGCGATGGTCCAACGAGAAGGTCAAAGACATCCTGTTCAACCTCTTAGCTCGGCGAGGCGCATCCTTTGATGCTCCCGATGACATCGACGACCTCGCTCAGAAAGAGGCTGAGCGATACTCGCAACAGATCCGATCCGAGGTCAAAAGAGATGTCGTCAACGCGACGACCAAGGCCATCGCTCAGCGATACGTCAAGACTCGTCGGCACAATCACGCAGTCGATTGCGAGGCCATGACGCTCGTTCTCGCGCTGATCAAAGGCTTGGTCGGTCAGTCGATCGAGACTGCCGAGTGAGTGTCAACCTGCGTTGACAGCGTCGCAAAGACATGCCAGCCAACATCGACGAACTCATTCCCAGCCTAGTGCGCTGGGGCTCACACAACGGACTGGCCGCGCTCGAGCAACTAGCGATGGGCCAGTGGGATAAGTTGATCACGAGCAACGGTCGTCAGATGATTTCCTCGAGCGTCAACGGTCAGTCATTCACCTACTCGTTCGCGCCTGGCCTCGATGTCAGCACCATCATCGCGGCTGCCGATCAAGCCTACAGGCTGACCTACGCGCTCAACGAGACAGGTCAGCTGTCAGCCTACCTGACCACTCCTCGCATGCGTCGCACCTACGCGATTTTCAACACCGGCGTCTCTGCTCTTTAACTCATGGCTACACCAATCATCGACATCTACGGCAACCCGATCACGACTCGGCTGATCAACGGCGCAGAGCAAAACTCGTCAGCACGACCAGCGATGCGGACTCGCGTCGAGTCCATCAAGGATGCTGTGCCGATGACCGACTGGCGCACGATCCTCAGCGTCTCGCGCAGGCTCTTCGCCAACAACGGCATCATCCAAGGTGCTCTTAGCCAGAAGGCTATGCACGCCGTCGGCTGTGCTTGGAATCCTGTCTTCCTCGGCGCGGATCGTGCATGGGGCGTCGAGGCATCGCGCTGGCTCGAAGAGGAGTGGTTCCCAACCTGCAATGTGCGCGGCGAGGTCTACGACTTTCGGACCATGATTTATCTAAGCTCGATCAACATCGATCGAGACGGAGATGAGGCCGAGATCCTGACCGAGACCACGGACGGATTCCCTCAGATCCAGACCATCGCCGCTGACCGCATCGGCGACCGCGGCAACTACAACAACAAGGTCCAGAGCGGCGAGTATAAAGGCATGAGCATCAGCATGGGATGCATCACCAACTCGGTCGGCAGGACGGTCGCATATCGTGTGCTCGGCGAGACCGAGCTTGATGATCGCGACGTTTCTGCTCGTGACATCGTCTTTAATTTCGACCCGCTTTACGCTGACCAGTTGCGCGGATTCCCGATCTTCTCGCATGCGCTCAATGACTGGCGCGACGCTGACCAGAGTCAGTACTGGGAGCAACTTGCACAACTCATCGCGAGCTCGATCGGCATCATCGAACAGAACGAGACAGGCTCAGCCGACACGAGCGATCCCGGCTTCACGCTCGGTGGCGTAAACAACGAGATCCGAGAGACTTCGACCGAGACGATGATGGGTGGCATGGTCCGCTATTTCAAAGCTGGGACAGGTAGCAAGCTCGAGTCTTTCCAGAGCAATCGTCCCGGCGATGTCTGGGATTCTTTTCAAGATCGGATCGCACGCAAAGCACTCGGTCCAGTCTGGCCGTACAGCCTGTGCTGGAAACCAGACGGCATGAACGGCACGCAGGAACGGAGCACGATCGAGAACGCACGCAACCTAATCGAAGACAGGCAGGAGTTGCTTAAGCCACGAGCCAAACGCAAGGTCGGCTACGCGATCAGCAAGGCCATCAAGCTCGGCTTGATCCCGCCTTACACTGGGCCTGACAAGGGTGGATTCCTCAAGTGGGGATTCACGATGCCAGCAAAATTCTCCATCGACCACGGTCGAGAAGACCAGCAATGGCGCGAGAATTACAAGATCGGCGCAGAGAATTTATCGTCGTATCTCGAGAGGTCTGGTGGCATGACATTCGAGCAACATCAGACACAACGCACCGACGAGCTCGCAGACATCATCGCTCGTGCTCAAGAACTTAGCGATCGCACCGCTGTGCCATTCGATACTTGCTTGTCGCTGTTCACTCAGCGCACCAGCGTCGGCAATGTCCCTGGTGGCCGATTCGGATCGGAGTTACCGACGACCGATCAACCTGTCGAGTAATGGCGACACCACCAAAATACATCAGCGACGCAGCCACTCTCGGTCTCGAGTATTATCGCGCTGGCAAAGGTGGTGCAGGGCTCACAGATCAGACGCTGGCCGACGCTCGGCTGATGGCAAAAGGCACGATCACCGACGCCAAGATTCTTCGCGCAAACGCTTGGCAGGCAAGGCACGCCGTCGATCTTGAGCCAGCGCAAAACAGCAACGCCGACGATCCTGACTACCCGGGTGCCGGTGCTGTCGCACACATGCTCTGGGGAATTAATCCACTCGATCCACAACCAGCGCGAGACTGGTTTCTGAGCCAAACCATCCGCATCAACAAAGAGAAAAAAATGAGCGCAAAACCATACAAACTATCCATTCAGCAATTCAACAAAGTCTATCCCGAACAGGCTCTAATCATGGGAGTGTCAGTCATCACCGAGGGCGACGCGCTCGGTCATGACATGATGATCGATGACATCACCGTCGGTGGCATTTACGAGCACGCGATGATGAAGCCGAACGGAGTCAAGGTGATGCTCGATCACGATGACGGCATTGAAAACACCATCGGTCGCATGATCAATTTCGCCGTCGATGGCATCCAGCTTCGCGCTGATCTCCAGCTACTTAAGGCGCACACCGAGACTCCGCTAATCATCGAGATGGCGCAGACCATGCCAGAGCTCTTTGGCATGAGCATCAGCTTTATGGGCACGGTCGAGGAGATCGACGGCATGCAATATGTGCGATGCCAAGAGCTTTACTCCATTGACATCGTCGACATGCCAGCGGCCAACCCGAGCGGATTATTCTCTGCCAAAGTTGACACCATGCAAAATGCAATGGACCTACAAGCACTCACCATCGAGCTCTCCGCAGAAAAAGAATTACGCGCAGCCGCCGCGGATCAAGCGAAGAAAAACTACAGCGAATTTCAAAACCAACTGAGCATCAACGCTCAGCTCAGTGCCGATGTGCAAGCCAAGACCCTAGAGCTGTCTGCGCTCAGCGAAACCAACGCCAAGCTGACCACCGAACTCGCTACAGCACAGGCCAATATCTCTGAGAAAATTAACGCTGAAGCAGTGCGCGTGCTGGCCTCCAGCGGTCATGCGCCGATCGCTCTGGGAGCCACACCAGTCGCCGCCGCTCTCATGTCTCGCGCTGAGTTTTCTGCGATGCCAGCGCATCGCCGATCTGAGTTCGTCAAATCTGGTGGACGGCTAAGCGACTAAGAACCAACAACAAATCAATCTCCTCAACTAAAAAAACAACATGCCTGGATCTACACTAACTAACCTCATCCCAGACGCTTACGCCGCACTCGATGTGGTTTCCCGTGAGCTCACTGGATTCATCGGCGCGGTCACTCGCGACTCAAGTGCTGACCGTGTCGCCGCTGGGCAAACGCTCCGCTCGATCGTCGCACCAGCCAACACAGCTGGTGCTGACATCACGCCAGCGATGTCGATCCCCGCCGACGCTTCGCAGACCATCGGCAATAAGTCGTTGACGATTAGCAACAACCGCTTCTTCCCATTCAGCTGGACCGGTCAACAGCAATACGCTGCCGACATGGGACCAGGCTTTCTGACGATCCAGCAAGCGCAGATCGCTCAGGCCATCCGCGCTGCGGTCAATGAGATCGAGGCCAGCATCGCGATCGCCGCCAAGAACGGCGCGTCTCGTGCATTCGGCGCGACCGCTGGCACGGCTCCTGTGCTCGGCGATTTCGCGTCGGCCAAGAAGATCCTCGACGACAACGGTGCTCCTCAATCGGATCGCACTGTAGTGTTCGATACGACTGCTGGCGTAAGTCTTCGGTCCACCTCTAACCTCTTCAAGGTCAACGAGTCTGGCGATCAAACCTTGCTTCGCCAAGGTCTCCTCGGCTCGCTCTACGGCTTCGATCTTCGCGAGTCTGGACAGGTTCAGACCACGACCAAAGGCGCGATGACTGGTGCGCTCGTCAACGGTGCGCTGGCCATCGGCGCGACTGCGATCGTGTTCGACACCGGGACCGTCAACACGACTGGCGTAGTGGCTGGCGACATCATCACCATCGCTGGCGACAGCAACAAGTATGTCGTCGCAACTGGCTCCACCTCAGCGTCTGGCACGATCACGATCAACGAACCCGGCGTGCGCCAAGCTCAGGCCGACAACGCTGCGATCACGGTCTTCGGGACCAGCGCACGCAACATCGCGCTGAGCCGCAACGCGATCGTCCTTGCCACTCGTCTTCCCGAGTTGCCAGACGGCGGCGATCTCGCTCTCGACCGCTTCACGCTGACCGATCCTCGGACTGGTCTCAGCATGGAGCTCGCCATGTATCCCGGCTTCCGGATGGCGACCTATCACTTGTCCGTGTGCTGGGGCGTCAGCGTGTTCAAGCCTGAGCACTGCGCGGTCATCGTCGGTTAATTTGTTCATAGCAAAACTGGGTGAAATCAACGGCCCATCCATGCAAATGGGTGGGCCGTTTTTCTTTGCAGTCAAACCACTTAAAGCCTTATGTCCACAGAGTTTCAGCGTCTCTCACAAGCATCTTTGCTCGAGCATATCGAGACCGTCGGTCCGGTCAAATTCACCATCCGCAACATCGTGTGCTACGGCACTCGCAACGAGCTGAGCGAGACCGAGCGGCTCGAGGTCGGAGCGATCTGCACAGATGCTGTGGCGACTCTGCTCATGCCACTGATGGCCTTCATCCCTGCTCTGCGAGTCGGCGAGAAAGTGGTCATCTACGGCACGCCAGGAGTCAAAGGCGAGACGCTCCGCATCGGCGCGATCATGCAGGATCAACTCGCTATCTCGCTGACGCTGCAGGACATCCAGAAATGAGCATCAGCGCGACAGTCACCGAGGACGCGACGCAGACGATTCAGCGTCTGGCTCTCGATCTTAAGCTCGACATTGCGGTCGTGCTCAAGCGACTCGGCAGACTCGAGGCAGTCAGCTTTGCGCGATCGACTCAGCCGTACACAAAAGGAGGAGACGAAGAAGGATCAAGCGCAAATTATGCAGAGTCGCTGGCGCAGGGAAAAGGCGCAGTTGATCGAGATATCAGGAGGCTGTTCAAGACTGGCGGCAGTGTCTATGCAGAGATCCGAGCGACTGGAGACAAGCCACTTGCATCGGCATTCTACATTGCCTATCAGGGCAACAAGCTCAAGGGCAAGAAGGGTGCGGAGGCACTCATGCAGAAGAGCACGACAAAATTTAAGACGCTGACGATCGAGCGCAAAATCAACGCTGACCTGCACAAGCAGTCGAGAGATGGCCGAGGTCGAGTGGCTCGCAATCGACTGCCAAAGCAAGTGCTGGCTGGCGACAAAACTCTGGAGACTTACATCGCTAAAAAACAGAAGATGGTCGGTCTGGCAAAGTCTGGCTGGGCCTCGGCTGCTCGCGAGATGGGCGGTGCGCGAGGCATCCCGAGCTGGGCCAAGCGATGGACGAACACTGGCTCAGCAACCGACAAGACTGGCAATGGCAACATGCAGTCAGTGATCATCGAGAGTAAGGTGAAATACGCATCACAGGCACTGCCAGATGGCGAGGAGGCACACGCTCTGCGCATCGCTGCAGACAGACTTGTTAAGGGATTGCAGCAGGCAAAAGACAAGCGCATCGCCAAGGCAAACGCAAAGCTTACCACCAAATCTTAACGACTTATGGCTAACGACTTAAAACGAAAACTAGAGATCGGACTCGTCACCTACATTCGGAGCCTGGTCAGCAATCGATCGCCGCTAAAATCCTACACGATCGTCGAAGGCAGTCAGGCCGACGACAAGCAACTGCCAATGATCATCGTCGAGTGCATGGGCTCGACCGAGGTCTTTCCGACTGGCCCAAAAATGCTCAAGCTGGAGATCACAGTCGCGACGCAGATCGACGACAACGCGAGCAACGACTTGCCGAACAATGCTCAGCGTCGGCGAGTACGGACCTCGCATGACAACGCTCTGACGCAGGTCAGCGATGCGCTGGATGGAGCCGGTGCAGTCAGCGCGATCCAAGGCCAGACCAACAAAGGAGCGGTCAAGCGATCGGTCACAGGCTTTCATTTTTACGACATCACGCTGACCGACGAGCGTCACGAGTTTATCGACCGGACCTTCGTCGATGCGCTCAGTTTCGATGTCGTCTGTCAGGCATCGGACGCCGCTTAGTTGACAGCATCGCTCAGACAATATGGCTGCTAAAAATCAAGGTCTCGTTTTCCTCTATGGCGTTGGATCTACCTCGCCAACAAACTCTCAAATCATCTCGCTAAGTCTTTCGAAATCAGACAGCAATGTCACGATGGTCGAGGACGGTACCGGGCTCGTCGTCGCCATCCGATCCGACGCGCAGGTCGATGAGATTAGCATCGAGCTACGAGTCATCGCAGCGTTCACCGAGCTGGTTGTCGGTGACAAATTCACGCTTGCTGGCGTGACGCTCCCGGTTACTGCAGGCGACTACATGATCAAGACTGTAGCGAGCTCGTTCAGCAACAAGGACTTCGTGCAGTACAACATCACGGCGGCCAAGTACGAAGGTCTCACTCTCACCTAGTCTGGCAATGTGGATACTCACTTCGCCACATCGCACTACATTGGAGAGCATCGCTGCTATGGGCTGAGGCTCAAGCCTTTCTGCCTTCTCCACTCTCTCCAGCTCGAGACTCTCGGCAGTCCGCTCGTCACGCTGGCATCGATGCCGACAGCATCGGACCTGCTCATCGGCGCACAGATCTGTGCGTCGCACGAGATCATCATCGACTTCGCTAAGCATCGATGGGCTCGGCTCCGGCACAATGTGCAGACCGAGCACTTAAAGTTTCTCGACTACTACGACAACTGCAACAACGGACCACGGCTGTACACGCGCAACTCTAGTGGCTACAGCAACAGAGGCTTACGCGCTCCGTGGCAACAGATCATCGTCACCGCGCTGATCATGCAGACGAGCATCACACTCCACCAGGCGTGGACACTGCCGGTCGGTCAGGCTCTCTGGTACTACCACAGCATCAGCGAGCAACTGAGTCCGCATGGCTCGGTTATCCAGACGGATGATGACATCATGGATGAGCAGGCTCAGCTCGAGTACGAGGCCAGCGATCTGTGCCGAGATCGCATCGCTGCAGTCATGGAGCGAGACGAGAGAATCAAGGCTGGGACATGGCCTGTGGACGATCGCGGATGTCCATTGCCACTTGATCTCGACAACCTGAGACCACAACTATGAGCGAGGTAAAAGTAGAGATTAAAGCGGACAGCAGTGCGCTGGCTACCGGGCTGGCGAAGGCTCAGAAAAACATCCAGAACTTTGGCAAGGATGTGACGACCAACATCACCGACAAACTTGCTGGTGCATTCTCTGGCGCGGCTGTCCTTGGTGGCATCGGCGCAATCGCTACTGGAGTTATCGCCTTCGGAAAATCGATCATGGATTTCGCTGGGAATCTGCAGGACACGAGCGAGCAGTTAGGCATTACAGTTGAGCAACTTCAAGGTTTGCACGCAGCCTTTCGAGGAGGAGGAGCCAGCGCAGAGGATGTAGACAAGGCGATGATCAAGCTGACGCAAAACATGGAAGAGGCCACCAAATCGACTGGGCCTATCCGAGATCGATTTGATCAACTAGGCATTTCCTTTGCAAAGATTTCCAGCGGAAATCCTAGTGATGTACTGCTGGCAATTGGCGACGCTGCAAAAAATACACAAAACCCTGTCGAGACATTAGCCGCAATCATTGATCTGCTTGGCAAGTCCGGGAAGAAATTGATCCCTGACCTAAAGCAAGGATCAGAAGCACTCGAAGAGATTTCTCGCAAGTCCGACAAAATCACCAATGAGGATGCTCAAAAGATCGCCAAGTTTGACGATGAAATGGAAGAGCTTGGAACCACTGCTAAAAGCACCGGAGTGGAATTATATAACTGGCTCTCCTCAGTCGCAGATGGGTTAAGCAGATTTACAG